TGAGGTCATTCCAGCAGTTTTGGCTATAAGGTTCAAGTCATCCGCTGCGCCCTTACCTGTCAATGAAACAGCATTCCCAATAGCAGTCAAAGTTTGAGTCATAGCAGTACCACCAGCCTCAGCCTCAATACCAACCGAACTCATCGCAGTAGCAAGACCAAGGATATCTGGAGCAGTTAAACCAGCTAACTTACCACCAGCCGCCAAACGGTTGGTCATCTCAACGATGTCACGCTCAGTTGTCGCAAAGTTGTTACCCAAGTCAACAACAGATGCCCCAAACCGCCCATATTCGTCCGATGTTAGACCAAGGATATTTGCAATCTTGGCAATGGCTGTCGCAGCTTCTTCAGCGCTCAAGTTTGTTGATTCTCCCATATCGATCATGGTTCGAGAGAATGAGAGAATATCTTCAGTCTTGATTCCTAGCTGACCTGCTACCTCGGCTACGTTAGCGATTTCTACCGCACTGGCTGGCAATTCTTTAGCCATCTGACGAATGCCGTCAGATAAGTTCTTGTAGGATACTGTTGCGGTTTCGTCAACTGTTTTCTTAACTCCTGCGAAAGCAGATTCATAATCAATCGCAGCCTTCGTAACTAGGCCGACACTAGCAATTAAAGGTGCGGTTAACCCTGTTGTCAGCTTACCTCCCAAGCTCGAAATATTTTCACCAAAAGTCTTGATTTTATCGCCACTTTTGATTAAACCGTCTCCAAATTTATTTATACGATTCGCAAAGCCATTTTCTTTACCAACTGCAACCAAAGCTTCTTTAACACGATGAAGTTGCCCTTCCATTGCTGCCAACTTGGCATTCTCACGCTCAATCTCAGCAGCAGCCTTGTCAAACTTAGCCGTACCAGGTTCGAGAGTATCAAAGCTTTTCTTCATCTGGTCCAAGACGCTTTTTTGCGCTTCAATCGCTTGGCCAAGTGTCTTGTACTTAGCTTGAAGCAAATCTGTGTTTTTCCCATTGTTTTTAAGGGAGCTGTCTAGCGCCTTTACATTGCTTTGAAAGTATTTAACCGCATTCTTAGCACCGTTTAGAGTAGGATTGAACTTCGACACGTCCAGCCCTAGCTCGATATACATTTGACCTAACGGCGTTCCACCTGCCATTCAAATCCTCCTTTTTAAATCATTTCTAGAAAGTCAGCAAGATCCATGACTTCCTCAGCTTTAGCAGATTCAGTTTCACCAAGAACGCCCATCAGGTCCTCCCAGCTCGTATCCATAACATCACGGATACTCATGCCGTATGGTCCTTCAGTTGCTTGTTTGACAAAACCATAAAACCGTTTCAGTGCTTCACTCGGCTTTATTTTTTCTCCTTTGGGTCAACATCACCCACCAAATGAGAGTAGATGTCTGCAAATACCGCAAAAATATCCGCCATGTCTGTGTATTTCAAAAGTTCTTCCACTTCCAAATCTTCAAACAATGAGGCGATAAATTCCAATTGCTTGTCTAGCTTTTCAACTTCGGACAAGTCAGAAGATAGTGCTTCATTGAGGATCAGATAGTCACGATAGTCCTTAGTAGTAATTTCCTTACTTGTCTTTTGAACATCTTGACCTTTCTCATTTTTAATTAAAAATTTAACCTTAGCCATATACTTTCCTTTCTAGAAAAAAGATAAAAAGAGAGATTGCGCCCTCTTCCTACCCTGCGGCAACCATTTTAAGTTGCCCTTTGAATTTTTTGAGCTTAGTATCATCTTTACCAATGTATTTCACATAGTAAAGACCATTTGTTTCAGTGTCATCACTTGCAATAGCAGCGAAACTCAAGCTGTCATCTGGAAGTTCTTCTTGCTTATCTTTAAGCGTTTCAAGTTCTTCAGCGTCCATTGAGAATTGTCCTTTGAAGAATCCGACTTGTGCCTGAGTCCCATTTGCAGTCTGAGACTCAAGCATAACAGCGCAGTATGGAGCAACTGTATCAGCGCCAATACCAATAATTTCATCTTTGACTTGATGTCCTAGGATTTTAGCGAGTACTGTTGAAGGAATATCAACTGCAGTCAGTTCCATCTTCACATCGCCAACACCACGGTTTGATACGTGGTAAGCGACATCACTACCATATGTTTTTACTGGATCACTTGCAAGACCTGAAATTTTAGCGGTACGAGTCGCACCTTTACCGGTTTGACCTTCAATTACAAAAAGGTTTTCTCCGAGTGTCGGATTAGCATTTCCATCCAACACACGAATTGTCATACGTTTAAAACCAACTAATGCCATTTATAGCACCTCTTTCTTTAATTTAGTATTCTTCGTATAGAGCACTCTGACCCTTGTAGGTCCGAGCATCTACATAGCGTTTGATTTCTGGAATCCATTCATCCAAACCACCACTGGTTTGATAAAACCCCTGGTCTTCCATAATCTTTTCAATTTTTCTTTGGAGTTCTTTGCACTCCATATAATTTTTAGACTCTACATTGACCTGATAGAGAAATGTCTTAGCCAGGCTCGTATTACTACCATGAGCCGTCTGCATCGGCGGACCAACTGGCTTGATAACGATACTTGGCTCATTATTTGGTAGCGAGTCAGGACGTTTAAAAGATTTAATACTGATTCCAGCTAAAGACTCATCTTTTTTCAAAGCCTCATAGAGTTCATCAAACTTATCTTTAACCATCTAAAACCCCTCCGTCTTCAAATGACTAGCGATTCTGTATTTATATGTTTTAGCATGAGCTTCTGAAAACCGTCTGATGACACCGAATCCCCTTGGATGTGGATTCTTACCATATCCAAACTCATTCAAGTGAACCAAACGCCAGCGAGAACCCTCACCAAAACCGATTTTCACAACAGGAACACCACTAGCAAGACCCGTCACACGTCCAGCAGTAGCGCTTTCGATGGTTTCTCCAGTATCTTTGTAGACCTGCAGAGCACCTTTGAACTCTTCTAGAGTCTCGTTTGCGACTGCCTTTAAAGCTCGACTAGTAGCACGTTTAACCTTGTTATTGCCAAGATGTAGCTCAATGTTTCTCAAAACATCGTCGAAACCTCTCAATTCTGCTCCACTAGACATCTTGACCACCACCAATGACGACTGTCAAAAAATCCCGATTGTCAAAATCAGGACGAACATCGATAATTTGCCATTTTTCACCACTAAGACGAATATCGCCAACTTCGACAAAATGCTCATTCTTCGGCTGATAATCAGACAAAGGATCTCGAATTTTCAGAGTCATCTTAGCTTTCATTGACTTCCCGGTTGCGATTTCAATATCTTTGAAACTAGGAGAGTAGACTTGCCCCATTGTGTAAAAAGCCTTCTCGTGAGATACATCACGACCATGAAGCCCCTCCTCGACTTTAGAAGTATAGAAAGTCAAGGGGGTTCTCAGGTCTCCATTTTGAGCCTCTGGCTTTTTGTAACGATAGCTAGGGCTATTATTCTGATAGGACATCAGACATTGTTACTTCTGGTTGTTTATCTTTCCATTCAACAAAGCCAGGTAACGCTTCGTTGATTTCATCGAAACGCTCTTTTGACTCTTCAAATTCTTGGCCAACAGAACGAAACACCCCTTCTTTGATGTCGTAAAAGCCTTTTAAAACCTTAATCATGTTTTTCCTCCAATTTGTAATTTTCTAGTGATAATGCCATCAAATCCCCTTGAAAGTTTTGATAGAAAAATTCAACTTGATCATTGTAGACATATCGAGCACGTTCTAGAATAAGCTCTCTCGCTCGTGGATCAGCATAGTCCTTGCTACCGACCAGACCGAGAATGACTGACTCAGAACTTTCCAACATTTTAGAGAGGTTGTTATCCTCTCCAATATGAAAAATCCTCATCCGCTCCTTGAAAGATTTAAGGAGTGGATGAAGTTGTTCTTCTGGAGTCATGACTCAACTCCTAGATTAGGCTTGGGGAAGTTGTAGAGTCCAGACTGCAGCAGTCTTTTCATCATGAGCCTTACCGTAAGCAAATTGCTTAGCGGTGTAGAGGTTCAAATCTTCCAAAGCATAGGTTTCTGTGTAGCGACCGAATGAAATACCGCCACCGACAAAGGCATCATAACGACCTTTGACAAATGTAGTTACTTTACCAGCAGTCTGCGCCACGGATTCAACCAAGATAAGGTTAAATGGCATCGCAGTGATATAAACTCCTTGAGCATTCAACGAAGTGTATTGTTTCTTCACATCCCAAGCATCAGCTGGGTTAACAACCATCACAAGGTTGCCTTCTACTGCAACTGGAGTTGTTCCGTCCGCTTTTACAGAGTGATGTTTGTAAACATTTGTCAATTCTTTGACTACGGTTGCTGAGTCAGCAAAAGTCAACTTAGCAGTTTGAGCTGTTTTTTCAGCATAAGTTGTCTTATTGCTTTCAACAGTCCCTGAGAGAGTACGAGAAAGACCGATGGGTTTGTTGTCCCCATCACCGTTCAAGAAAGCAGCTTCAAGAGCAGCCGCAAAGGCTTCTGTAATTTGTGCAGAAACAAATTTTTGCAACCAAGCTGGACCAAATTTTTCAGCATCTTTTGGAATTACAACGAAAGCAGTCAACTTGTGTTGAATTGCTTCTTCATCGTTGAATTCTTGTTTAAGTTGTCCTTCGATTTCTGAATTGATTTTTCCCCAAACAGCTTGACCAGTTTGCTCTGATTTAAGGAATTTCAAACGGATACCAGCATTTTTAAGGCCGATATGCTGAAGGAGTGGACGTGCCATAACCATATCTTCAAAGATACGGTCGATTGTTTCTTGTGGGAAGAGTTTTTCAACTCCCTTAGGTGCGGCTTTTTCAATGTTATTGAAAAACTCACGAGCTTCAGCGGTCAGCTTAGCATCGTATGGATTTAAGGTTGAAACTTCTTCACGGGCAGCATCACGAGCTTGAGCCATCATTTCATTTGTCATGGACTCGATCATGTCATTGTATAGCTTCGCTTGTTCTTCTTGAGGTGCACCATTTGCAACGGCATCCAAAAATGCCTGACGTTGTTTTTCAAATTGGTTAGATAATTGCATTGTCATTCTGTTTTTTCCTTTCTTAAAACATAAAAAGACCGAACCCTTTAGGAACAGCCTTGTCTGTGTTATTTTCTGGACTTTCTGGAAAATTGAATTTCTTCTGTAGAAATTCGCTATTTTCAAAAGCCTCTTTGTCGATTTGTATATCTGGTAGTTTAGCTTCTAGCTTTTTAGCTACCAGTTCTGCGATTTTATCGATATCTGGTGTCATTGCTGACCTCATTTTTTCGATAAAATCACTTGGGATCATAGGAGTTTCACTCGCTACCAGAGTCGGAGCGACTTCGTTTGTAAACATAATCTTGTCTACAAATCCATGATTCAAAGCTGACTCAGCATCAAACCAGGTAGTCTTGTTCATCAATCCAAGCAGGTCATCAAGTGCCTTGCCAGTCTTATGGACATAAGCGCTAGCGATAGACTTGTTAAACCCTTCTAGTACCCCAGCCTCATGAAGCAGAGTGTTATGGTCTCCGTTCACTTGCGTTGAAACGTTGTGGATCATGATTTGGGCGGTCGGACTGATTTCAACCGTATCTCCTGCCATTGCAATCACGCTTGCTGCGCTTGCTGCAATACCGACAATCTTCACGGTCACGTCGCCAGGATACGAGCGTAGAGCAGTATAGATTTCACTACCAGCATAGACATCTCCTCCTCCTGAATTGATATGAACTTCAATCGGTTCACCACTTTCAGGAAGGACGACATCTTTTGGAGCGGTAGCTTCCCAATCAAGCCAGTCATAAATCCATCGATCATCGTTAGAAATAATCGTACCCTTAATCGGAATTACTTTCATCTTCTTTCTCACCTCCTTTCTCTAACTGTTCACCAAGTTGATAGTTTTTGGTGATGAGGAATTTATCGCCACCAGGGACAGATTCTAAGCCAAGCTCAGAGCGCACCTCGTTTCGAGTCATTGCTCCAGAAGAAATAAGCTTATCAATGTTTTCAGCAAGTGCAAACTTATCTCTCTGACCTTCGCCGATGATTACAAATAGATGATTGCGCTCGTATTGCCGTCTTGATACCAAGGCGAAATTAAGCCCATCACTCATTTTCTTAACAAGTGATTGGTAGCAATAACTATTAAACATCTTTTGGCTATTTTCCATATTGGCCATGTCGCCATGAATTAAAGCTGTTGGAATCCCTAAGACGTCAGCGACCTCATCATCAAATTGCCGACGAAGTTTCTTCAACTCATCAACAGAAATATTTGAAGTTCCTGTTGTATTCGTATGCTCAGAATATTCCATTCCATCTTGAGCTGGAACAATGGCAATCGTCTTGGTGCTAAATGATTTAAAGAGACCATCAGCATATGATTGGAGTTTATCACGCATCTGCTCATTAAAACTCCCATTGTTTTTTGTTTTGAGAGTTCCTCTGATTTGATTATTCCTAGCCAAGGCCTCGACCAAACGAGTGTGCAACTTCTCGTAATCAGCAAATAAGTCAGAAATATAATCTTGCAGTCGATTATTGTTGTACTGTAAGAAAATGACTTCACTCATCCGAAAACGCTTCTCAAACGTGAAACCTCTACAAGTTACAAACTCAAACACATCATCATAAACAGCATATTTAGTCCGTGTATAAGAGTCAGCAACAAGCAACTGATCATCAGTTGTAAGAAAGATTAGGACCTCATTCTTAGTAATCAACCTGTATACGACCTTTTGCCAAAACTCTGACGCAGATTCATTCTTGTTCGGCCTTACATTCAGCAAGTAGTCCCAATCAGAAGACTTAGCCTTACCATTTTCTTGATACTTAAATTCTGACTTAGCAAAAATTCGAGCGATGAACTCGGCTGACTTATCAATCGCTAAGCTTTTGAGTTGCAGATTTCCAAACATCCGCTCAAGATCCTCGAACTCAAACCCAACCTCTGGCACTTCACGCTTAAATAAATTCAGTAACCCCAATGCACTTCCTCCTTTCTGTTAATTTCTGCCGACCACCCACCCAAAATTTATGCTTAGATTAAAAATCCCAACTATCAATCATGTCAAGGAATTCCCCAACATTCGACTCTTGCACAAGCTCTCGCTTGTAGAGAGCAGCTATCAAAGCATGGAATCCATCTGTCTTTCTTCTGACAGGCTCTTTCTTCAAGAAACGCTTATTGCCATCCTTGTCCTCTTTGACGTAGGTATTATCCGTATACCAAATCATAGAGTTGTCATTTTCAAAGATAAACCGCTCATTCGCAAATCCATCTTCGATAATCGGCGCAACCTTAGACTGAATCGCCCCTGGATTCCGTAAGAACTCATATTCAAACCCAGCCTCTTCTAAAAGCGGTTTTAACAAATCCATTCTGAAACCATCAGCACATACAAGTTCAATCTGGTAAAGTTTGCTCCATTCGACCAGCTTAGCAATCAAAAGCCGTGGATCAATACTAGGACCGTCCACAATCGTAAACAAGCCTCTGTCTGCCCATTCCTGAATAGGGGCTTTTAGCTTGAAAGCTTTCAAGAATGCTTTTCGCGCAAATGAATGTTGCTTCCAGATGAACTCATCACCATTCTTAAAGAGCAAACCAACGCTTGCAAAGTCTCGGATACTCGCATAGTCAAACCCAGCGACACATGACCGACCTTTCAAGTCGATACCAGGAGACCGTAGACAAGCTACTAACTTATCCCGAGAGGTTACATCTTTCTCAAGGTCTGCTTCAGGAAGGTTCATCCGTTTTGTCATAAATTCCTGCCGGCCAGACGGCTCCAACTCAAGATCGTCATAGTCAGCCTTGGTTCTAGCAAGCAGCCTTTTAGCGTAAGGCGTACTTTCATCCAACATCGGATTTGCCTTTGGCCAGTTCTTCATATCATCCACCTCATCCGCACTGTCTAGCTTGCAGATAAAGGGGAATAACCTGAAATCATCAACCTCTCCATTCAAGATTTGCATAGACTTTTCTATCAACTTGTCATAGAATCCCTCACGCACATATCCATTCGTACCGTTGTAGAAAGTACGAGCATGAGCAATCTTACCAAGACCGGATCTTTGAACCTTCACAGCCTTATCATCTTCAAATTGGTGAATCTCGTCAAACTCAAGACAGCCATCACGAGCAGAGTCCATCGTTTTCGGATTGTTCGTCCGAAAAGAAAAGACCGAGTTATTCGCTCGACCTGTGATAGACATTTTAGTTAGATAGAAATGGTCTTCAAGACCACGCCTTTGAATAGTCTCATAGACTTCCTCAAAAGAAACCTTCCCTTGTTTCTCAGAGTTAGCAGTGATAGTCACATCATAATCTCTGATAGGGTAGATAGGACTGATAAAGAACGATGACCTCGCAGACATGAAACCATTCTTACCGCCCCCACGAGCAAGAGTGTATAGATACTCGTCAAAGTGTGGCTCCCCGTCCTCCTTCCGAAAAAGAAAAATGAACGGGGTCAAGAAAAGCTGGTATTTCGCTAGAGGAAAAAAGTTCTTTTCCGTAAACCGAATGAATTTGTCAATTAAGTCATTATCAAAATACAAATCATCACGAGGATAGATTTTCTCTTTGATGATTTTAAACAGCAACTTTCTTTCTTCGTTGACGACGATTTCTCCACTCTCGGCCATTTTGATGTAGTCATCAACCAGCGGATGAGAAATCATAACAGATCACTTCCAGACGTCGGTTTCTCAACAGGAGAATTTTCAACCTCAAAATCAAACGATCGCTCAATCGCTAAAAGCTGATTACTTGTTGTGTTGATTTCCTTGATGAGAGAATTCGCTTTTTGGAATCTCTGCTGCCCATTGTGAACAGTGATGACCAATCCGTCTTCATGAAGTTTGGCTTTCAGCTCATAGAGCAGTCTGACGAGATAAAGATAACGATTCACTTTTTCGTACTGGATCGCATCCTTTTTTCTAGGACTAAAATAGCCGATTTTAGAAAGTAGCTGATTTTCTAATTCTTTTATATTTTTTTCTGAGTATTCTTCCATTACCCCCCACCCCCTTTAATTTTTCGTTAAAAATTTGGACAGTTAACCCCTCCCACCGGTTCCCAAAACCTTAAAAATACTGGATTTTTTTGACCGGGGGGTGTTATTATCCCCAAAATTCATCTGTTCTGAAATTTTTCTCAATCATTTTTTTAGATTTTCGGAATTGAAAGCGGCCGTGACGTTTGTTATGACATTCTTTGCATAGAGTTCGTAGATTATCTAAGTCAAGAGCGAACTCTGGATAGAACTCTAGCTCCTTGATGTGGTCAACCTCTAAGTTCTCTCTCGTGACCTTGCCTTCGTCTTTGCACCAAACACATTCGTTATGATCACGTTCAAGTGCAAGTTTGCGAAGTTCTCTCCATTCACCGGAATTATAAAACTCTGTTCGGTCTGCTCTGGTTGAAACTTCAATCATTTGATTATTGATGTTGATGCTTTGAGCTCGAATTTGTTTAGCTTGTCAATGCAATTGTTCAAGTGTGCGATTGCTTCACAACATTCTTTAGTTAACTCTTTTAATTCTGAGTCATTTTCAATTTTGACTCCAACCACAATTTTTCCTAATGGTTTTTGTTTAGTAGTTCTTTTATTAAAAAGTCTTTTAATAATACCTTTCATAACTATGTAAACTCCTTTGTTTTTGCTCTCTCAATTCCTTGTTTTACATATTCTAATGAATTCGCTACATAAGTTTTAACTCAGATTTATCAAGCGTTTATCTCGCATGTGTGAAATGAAATCATCATAACCTCAAAACAATGAATTGATAGTAAAATAAAAAAATTAAAAGCCTTGAAACTTAGTCATGGCTCGGTCTTGAGAATCTTGATTTTTCCCTATGTATCGTAGTGAAATACTTTGGCTTGAGTGGTTCAGTAGGTCCATTATCAGAGCGACATCCTTTGTCTGTTCGTACATGAATAAACCAAAGGTCTTTCTCATCGAGTGAGTAGCTATGTTTTCAAGACCAACTTCTTCAGCAGCTCTCTTTATGATCTTGTAAGCTGTGTTAGGTTTTATATGCTGATGCTTTCCGTTTCGGCTTGGAAAGAGGAAGTCTTCATCTTTCTTATCTTTGATGTACTGCCTCATTGCATTCTTGAATTTCTTTGGCATCTTGCGTTTGGTTGGCTTGTCTGTCTTTTCATCGACGATCTGGACATGCCAACCTTTAACGTGCTTTACTTTCAGTTTAACGATATCGCCAATACGAAATCCCAAATTAACACCAGAAAGAAAGAGCATGAGGTTGCGTTGTCTATCTGACTCTTTGACTGCACTATGCAACGTCAGCCATTCAATCATAAGCTGAACGTCGTCTCTATTTCTGATTGGTTCAACAACTACCACATATCATCACCTCCTTTTTTAGTGCACAAAAAAAGCAGAGGTTTCCTCTCTGCTATTCTTCATGATACTAATTTACCACATTGTTTTTGTCAATTCTATATGTTTTTTTGACAACTTTACATAAAGAGCAAATTTGAAAGTGTATCGAGAATCACTTCACGTCTTCTGTAAATCTGCTTGCTGTGTCTATATAAGTACCCAGTTTCTCCGTTCTCCATGATGTGCCAAACTTGAATCCAGTCGTATCCAGTATGTTCCCCCCAGCGAAGATAAAAGATTTTTTTGTCATCTGGTTCTAGATTATCTAGCAATTGAGAAATAGCGTTTTGGAGATTTTCTAATCTTAAAATCATAGGATCGCTTGCATAAGCAACCGCTAGATTCTCTGACCTGTTGACGAATGTCCCACTGCCACTTGCTCCAGTATCATCAATACCAGGAACAGTAAGATGCTTAACTTCGTACAAACGTTCTAGCTCATGCCTACGTTGGCCAATAAGTTTGTCAATCTTTAAATATTTATCATCGAGTTCAAACTCGAGATAATCCCTGCGTGCTTTTGTTAAGTTCTTTTTGACCAAATCTTACCTCCCATGTATCTTTTAGATTTAACCCATTTGATAATCTTACCGTCGTTATTGTTGTTGAAATAATCCGGCAATCTTGCCGTTGGGCTCTCTTTATGGACCACTTTTTCAACGACCTGGACTCCAGGCATCATTTCATCATCTATCCATCCAACTAACCAAGCAGGATTCACATCATAGGTTTTAGCAATCATTTCAATTTGCTTAATGGATGGATATCCACCCCGTTCGTACAAGTGAATTTGTTTTGCGAAACACCCGTATCCCTAGCCATATCTTTGACAGAGAGCCCTAGGTCCTCTCTAAGTTCTTTTAATCTTAGCTGCATCTTACAAATCTCCTCGTGTATTTCAAATAATTTTCCCTTCAAATATCAAAGTTATTGTCCCTGTTCCGTCTTTATTCTTAGATACCAGAGCGCTACAATCTGAACCAAACTCAACTCCTTCAATTGTGATGCTACGCTTCACGCTGTCAACGTTGATGATAGAGTCATTTGATGTTTTTATTCTCATGCTCCATCTCCTTGTTGAATTTCCAAGCTTCATACATTATCAAATCCAATTCATTTTCATGAATATTTCCTATAACTTGACATTTCTCCCAAAAGAATTTTTCGAAAGGTGAGTAAGTTGCAGGTGATACATTGAGATATGATAAATAGAATCCAACCTCAATGACCTCTGTATCGGCATCTTCAAAATAGGTATATTCCCCGAAAGATACAATACTTGCATGAGCATTTGTAATTAAAATATCTCCTTCAAATATCTCATTTCCTACTTTATCTTTAATACCTGTTGATTGCATGATACATTCATAATCATCAAAATGTAACCAATCTTTTTTCTCTTCGATCCAAACGATTGGACAAGTCCAGTTTTCGTCATCTGTGTCACAATTGCCTACCATGACTTTATAATTCATTTTGTTTCGCGCTTTATCCCACGCTCTAAATTTTGGTATCATCCCAAATCCTCCTCTTTGACAAATACCCCATCAACCATCTTGCCCTTACGGTCTTTGATAGCATCATAAGCAATCTGCAAGCAACTGTCTGCATCTGTTCCGTTGAAAAATGAAACGGAACTGATCACGCTATCAAGAAACATCAAATCAGACTTAATCAGAGGCATCTGCGTTTTATTATGACAGATATGAGCGTATAGTTTCTGAGCGATATTGCCCAAGCTAGAAACCATCAATAGCAATTCAAGTTCCTGTTGATTGGCTGAAATCTGAGCACGTTTTTTGATTTGTTGCTCAAGTCCAATCAATACGACTTGAATATCACCAAGCGCATCATAAATCAATTCAGATTTATCCTTGGCAATACCCTCAAATAGTTCTCCTGACTCTTCCATAAGTTTCAAGAACTGCTTGACCGGATTTGCTTCATGCAAGTTACGTTCAACAAACCATTGTTGAACCTTGTTTTCTAATTCTGTGTTGTTCATTGTTTTAGCTCTCCTCACCTAAAATCCATGCGATATAGTTACAAATCAAAATAAGCATTATGGAATCTAATAAACTCTCTCTCACTTCACCTAAGATAATAATCTCAAGTATCTTCCAAATTAAATCTAGGACAATAAAATGCGAAAAGCAAGTTAAGAAAAAGCTATACTTCCCGTTAAATTTAACTTTCATAACCTCACCTCATCCCCAACTTTCGCTTTCTCATACAATTCCTTCGTAACTACGAAAATGCCGTAATCACGAATCGTAAGTGTGTATAGCTTGCCATGTCGTCCTTTTTCGGCCACACGACCAATTATTTCAGCGCCTTGATTATCGGCTCGATAGATAACAATCGGACGCTTTTCTTCCAAATCTCGAATCCTGTCCATCTGCCAGATGTTTAGTCCAGCAGATAGCAGAATCCAGATTGCGATGAATCGTTTCACTTCTCGTGTTCCTCCTCAAAATAAAACTTTCCGTCGAATGGTTCGATTTTAATGATTCCATAATCCAATCCAAGTCTTGCTATGAATGGCTTGGTGATTCTTTCGTGCAAGGTAGACATCTGCTCCCTGAATTCATCTAACAGAAAAGTAGATTTGTAGAAATTGCATTGATAACAAGCAGGCATATA